TGAAAAATGGCTCTTCCTAATAAAGTTTTACCCGGCTTTTCAGCCTCGCTGTATTGCCAGCCGGGGGCAAATCCAACACCGTTGACTAGCTCGACAATCAACGTTTATGCAAGCGTTTCACCGATTGCAGTTATTGGAAACCTTGTTCCTGTCGAAGCAATCCCTGCTTTTGGGCAAGATGATGCGGTGGCTAACTTCTCGGTTGCTGGTTCGCGTCAATCTGACAAGATCCCCGTTCAGTCTGCACCTACAAGCATGACTTGCGTAGCAGCGTGGAATCCTTCGGACTCGGTTCTTCTTTTGCTTCGCGCTGATGCTTACAACGGGACAATTGATCGCACGTTTGTTATCTCAGCAACCGATGGCACAAACGTAGTCTGTTACGCTTTCAACGGTCGAGTAAGCCAGTGGACGATTGATCCTGCTCCCGGCGCTGAAGCTCAAGTTACATTCACCATTCACCCCAGAGGAAACCTTTATGGATGGTCAAACAGCACTCCTTGATTTCCTTGAGGGCATGAAGGGATACTATGGCGATCTTCACCAGTACGCTAAAGGCCATCCCTTTACCCTTCAAGAGGTGGATGCCGCCTTACAGGAAGCCGAAGCCGCTGAAGCTGTCTGTCTTAACGTGATGAGGCAATATGCAGCGAGCGAGTGACGATTTACTGAGCTATCTCATCGCGCAGGCCCAAACCGGTGCTAAGAACTGGTTTGGGTATCCACAGCAACGGCTCATCAATATTTCGCTGTGCCATCAAATCGCGGCTAATCACGCGGACTGCATGTCACCGGATGAAATTGTTGATTACGTCCTGAAACTAAACGATCAGATCTTCAAGCGCATCGTTACCAATGGGCAAACTTGAAGCTAAGGGATTTAAAGAGTTTGAAGATTCCCTTTTAGAGTTAGCCGAGGAATTTGGCACGACCAAAGCTCGACGCTCTTTACTTCCCGGTCTCAAATCCGCGATGGAGCCCGTTAAGGCAGCGATCAAGGGAAGGGTCCCCGTCGATACTGGCAAGCTCCAGTTAAAAGTCAGAAACGGCGCAAAGGTTGCAACCCGAAAAGACAAAGGCAAAAAGTATCTGAGCCGCGATACGGTGGCTTTTGGTTTTGTCGATGTCGGTGTTGGTTATCGAGATGCGAAGGGCGAATATCGACCCGCTGCCGAAGCTATAGAATTCGGCACTGCCGAGCAACCCGCAAGACCGTTCATACGTAACTCTTTTCAATCAATGGCATCATCTGCCCTTGATCGTCTAGCGTCTTTATTGGGCGCTCATATGGATCTCTGGGCAGCAAAACAACGAGCAAAGGTTAGAAAATGAAAATACAGGACAGATTTGGAAAGTCATTTCAACGACAGACTCACGCGGATATTGATTTCGCTGGGCATACGTTAAAAGTCTATCTTCCGACTCGGAAAGAAATGTTAGGACTTGAGGACAAGATCAAGAACCCGCCGGATGCTTTAATAGCTGAAGAATACGAGAATCTACATGCCACATTTCAAAAGCTCTACAAGATCAATCAAAACGTTAATGCTGAGTTTAAGGACGATGACATTGTCGTAGAGGGTCGAAGCCTACGAGAGGCGGCAAAGTTTAAGGCTCAGGATTTGATGCGCGAAATCGCCTATGTGAATCTGGTCGGATTTGAAGAAGGCGACGAAATGCTTGCGCTATCTTACGAGCAAATCTCCGAGACCTTTTCCGAAGCGCAGATTAAACACTTAGTCAGTTTGATTGAGAAAGCAGTCAATCCTGATTACGAGGCCATCCAAAAAAACTAAAGGGGTCGCTATATCGTCAGGTTAGGGCTACGGCGATCTTTAACGGCCAAAGTCCTGAAGTGTTTGATAGCCTTGATGTAGCGACCGTCCGAGAGTTAGAATTGATGTACCGCGACGGCATGATCGGGGCGAGACATAACTTAATCTTGATCTCGCACTTGATGGCAATCGTTTACAACGCATTGTCTAAGAACCCGATGAAAAGCCGCGAGTTCTTCCCGCATCTGGAGGAGTATTTTGTTCCTCCAAACTATATGACAAAACAAGAGCGTGATTTTCTGGCGTTCACTTCGCTACCCGGATTCAAAGCGGAGTTTCTTGAGATATTAGGGGGAAATCGTGGCGGGTAAACTCATTGCAGCCCTACAAGTTGCTCTCGGTCTGGAGAGTGCAAAGTTCGTTCAAGAAGTTGACAGGGCGAGACAAAAAACCCGCGAGCTGAAAGTATCTGTAGACGTTTTAGGTACGGCTATAGGCGCACTACGCAGCCCGATGTTATTAGCCGCGGGCGCTGCCACAGCTTTTGCTACATCCTTTTTTAAAGCAGCAGATGCGGTTAATGACTTTGCTGAGGGCTCCGGTCTAGCGATTGAGGAAGTCTTAGCCCTGCAAAGCGCGATGGTCCAATCAGGAAAAGAGGCCGACAATGCCGCGCAGATGTGGGATCGGTTCTCTACGACTTTAGGTGGGGCTGCTGACGGGCAAAAGGAACAGGCCGATCTGTTTAAAGAACTCGGTGTAAGTATTGCCGATGCTGGCGGAATGCTGCGTCCTGAGATTGAGATCTTTAGAGACCTAACCTCGGTGCTTTCGCAGATGGGTCCGGGCGCAGAGCGGGCAAGACTTCAGGTTCAGTTGTTTGGTAAACAGTTTGCCAACATAGATATATCTAAGATCGACCAGCTCTCAAGAAACACCGACAAGTTCACCGGCGAAGCTAAAAAGGGTGTTTTAGCTATTGGTGAAATCGGTGACGCAATCGACCAGTTAACTGAGAAGGCGAAGATCGGCTTTCTCACGATGATGGGCAAAGCGCGTGACGCGTGGACCGGCATTAAGAAGTTCTTAGGATTTGGAGAAGAAGAAGCTCCCGCTCCGGTCATGAATGTTGCAAAGGGCGGCATACAGTCAGGAACGAGAGTTAAGCCCGTAAAAGATACAAGCGCAGATGCAGCGGCAAAAGCGCTTAAGTCTTATTTAGAAGGCTTAGACGCTCAGATTCTCAAACTCAGAGAAGGCGAGGAAGCCGCACTTAGGTTTGAGGCTGCAAAACAAGGCGGCCCTGCTGGCTTAGAAAAGATGGAGCAAATCATAAAGCTCCGCAGAGAAGAAGCCGAGATGCAGGAGCAATTACAAAGAAATGCAAAGGAAGCCGCGCAAGAAATAGCGGCAGCCGAAGATCTGCGAAAGATGCGGCAGGACCAGATCATCAAGGATTACGAGAAACAGATTGAAATAGAAAAGGAAGCTCAACAGGTCGCTCTAGACGCAATGTGGCAGGCCGAGGTCACTGCCAATAAAGAACTAGAGGCGATGGATCTCACGAAGAAAGAAAAGGACGAGCAACTAGAGCTTCTTGAGGATCTTCGGGACGGTTATAAATCTCTCGGGACTACGATTGTCGAAGCCTTCATGCAAGGCAAGTCAGCCTCGCAGGCTTTCAAGTCTGCGCTTAGTTCGCTCTTACAGAAACTAGCCTCGAGATCGCTTGATAAGTTTTTGGATGCCATCTTTAAGCCAAACATGACGGGCGCTCCCTCATTGTTTGAGAACTTTATGTCGACCATTCCCGTTATCGGCGGGATCTTTGGCAAGCGAGCCGGAGGAGGCCCGGTTAATTCCGGGAGCCCTTACATCGTGGGCGAAAGAGGTCCTGAGTTGTTTGTGCCTAGCATGTCTGGGCAGGTTGTCCCGAATTACGCGATGGGCGGAGCGACCACCGTGAACAACTACAACATACAAGCTATCGACGTTAAGTCTTTTGAAGATCGGATCATGGGCAGCAATCGAGCGGTATGGGCGGCAAACTCCTACGCTCAAAAATCACTATCACCTAGAGGTCGAGCATGAGCTTCCAGACCATCCTAAACATTTCACAATCCATCACGGTTAATAACCGAAGAATGGTAGGTCAGCAATACTCACGATCAGGGCAAGTAAGGACAGCTCAGTATGTGACCTCGGTTCCGTGGGTGTTCACAGTTAAGCCTCATGCTTATCTCTATTACCCGCAAGTCAGGGATGTCATTCAGACGATTGACAATCTGGATAGACAGAATGCAGCGACCATCACATTCAACACTACAAACCTTCAGTGGTTCACGGAATACAAGGGCGGTCTCAGTTCGGTTCAGGCCGCGGCGCTGACTCTTGCGAGCGTTCCTGCTGCCAATGCGACAACGATCTCAATCGGCAATCTGCCAGCGGTTGCATCTGGAGTGGTTGTTTTTGCTGCTGGCGACTTCATCCAGATTGGAAACTATCCCTACAAAGTCACCACAGAGGTCTTGAGAGGCTCAGGATCGACCGTTAGCGTCACGATTCATCGACCGATCATAGGAACACCCTCGACGGGAACATTGACGGCTGTAGGGGCTTCCTGCACGTTCTCTGTCGTTGCTGAGGTCTGCCCGACCTACACACTAAGACCGATGACAAATGGTGCTTTTGTTGATTGGGATGCCGACTTCGTTTTCAGAGAGAACGTCCAATGAGTACCCCAATGACAGCGCTGAATAGCGCAACTATCACACACGGTGAATTTGTAAAGCTAACAACATCGACCACGACCTACACGTTTTGCAATGCAGCAGCCCCGATCACTGTCGGAGGCAATACGTTTACAAGCCTCGGAAGTCTCTTGTCTGTTGGGGCGGTGAATCGTGAGATCAAAGCAACCTCGATAGATATGGTGATTGGTCTTATAGGCATCGACCCGACAAACATTTCTTTGGTCTTAGGCTCAAACATTAAGGGTTCTACTGTCGAAATTTGGCGCGGATTCTTCGACTCTAACTATCAGATCATTACAAGCCCGACAACGCAGTTTTTTAAGCGCTATCAGGGCATCGTCTCAAACATGTCGATTACGGAGGATTGGGACGAGAACGCACGAAGCAGGACTGCAACGTGTTCTATCTCATGCTCTTCTTTCCGGTCGATTCTTGAGAATCGGATTGCAGGGATCAAAACCAATC